TATATATGGATCCTCAAGAATCAACAACCGAACCCGCCCAACCTCTCAGCCCTGAAATACAAATAGAAGTATTAAATAAGAAGCTTTCAGACTATGAAGAACAAGTAACATATTTAAAAAAGGCGCTTGATGTCGCATTAAAGAATGAGCCAGTCTTCGTTTATGAACATTGCGGCCACTGTCCCAAGAAATAAGAAATAAATATATAGAAATTATTTTATATATATAATATTATATATATGAAAGATTTAGAAGACCTCATTAAAACCAACCGCCCTAAATTAGCGGCGTCGTCTATAAAAACTTATACGAATTGTTTAAAGAATCTGTTCGTTTCCGTATTCCCTAAAACCGAATTTAACTATAAATTATTCTTTGTTGATTATAAAAAAGTCTTAGCTTATTTAAAAGATGTTAAGTTTAATGTACGCAAAACTATTTTATCCGCTCTCGTCGTTATATCACAGAATGAAAAAGAAGAAGTTCTTAATGCATATAGATCCCAAATGATGGAAGACTCAGGCAAATATAACACACTTGAAAAACAACATACGCTATCTGATACTATGAAAGCAAACTGGCTAGATTGGCCTGTCATTGTAGATACATTAACCAAACTTAAAAATCAAGTATATTGGATATTTAAAGAAGCTAAACCAACAAAAGAACACCTATTAGAACTACAGAAGTATATTATTTTAGCCTGCTATACACTTATAGAACCGCGTAGATCGCAAGATTATACACAGATGAAGATTAGAAACTATGATGAAAAAACTGATAACTATTATAAAAAGGGTACATTGTATTATCAAAATTATAAAACAGCAAAAACTTATGGTTTACAATCAATTAAATGTCCAAATGACCTTAAATATTTAATAAATCAATGGGTAAAACTCAATGACAAATCTGATTATCTATTTACAGATTATTACAATAAACCATTAACAAGCTCTTTAATGTCAAAGACATTGAATAGCATATTTAAAAAGAATGTATCAGTTAATATATTGCGCCATAGTTATCTGACACATACAGCAGGACCAGAGCTTAAGAAGCTACAGGAAATAGCAAAAAATATGGGTCATAGTATGGATGAACAAGCATTATATATTAAGAATGTACCGATTAAAGTAAAGATTACTGATTAAACAAATAATGCGGGGTTTAGTTCTTTCATCTTTGCTAATATCTTAGCTTTTCGTGTTGCGTCTGATGGTTCCGCGCCTGCTTTGCTAAAGGTTGCGAATGCATCTAAAAAGGTAGATATAATAGCGGGGTTTTTCGCGGTAAGCTCTGAATATAACTGCTGCGCACTTTTCATTTTACCGCCTATGGTTTTAAAAACTCCGAATTCTTCCGCTAGCATTTTTAAACGACCTATTGGTATATTTCCGACTTCTGTTAATGCCTCTTCTTCTTCTTGAATGCCTGATGATGAGGATGATGAGGAAGATGATGCGGCGGCCGCTGCTGTTTCTGTTGTATTTAATCTAGTGTCGCTATGTATTAAGCGTTCTTCATTGCGTTTTTCTTTCTCTAATGCGCGTTCTAAGTCGTCTATATGTTTTTTGCGTTCTTTGCCTTCTGTTTCTAATTTCTCTACTTGTTTATCTACTGCCTCTTTCTCTTTGTTAAATGTTGTTTGTATTTCTTTTTGTATATCATGTAAAGTAGGAGTATTAGCGCTATATGTTATACCCTGTGGGCGTATCATCGCAAATGTATTATTACTAGGTCTAAAAGCTAGGGGGGGTGGTGGTTGTATCCTATTATTTAATATAGATGTGTCCGGCGGTTGGATTAAACCTGTAGCCCTTGTTATTATGCGCCCCTTTTTCCCTTTTCGTTTTTTTGCTTTTATAAGATGAGTATTAATATATACTGATCCTTTAACATTTGATACTTTAATATTGCGTGATCCTTTTATATTGTGAGTCCCTTTAGCATGTGAATCGCCCTCATCTTCTTCTATATCTTCTTTATAATGACCCTTTATTTTTGCCGCCTTCTTCTTATATTCTGATAATTGGTGATGTGTTAGAGGGAGTTTAATCCCTTCTTTCTCTAAGAACTTATTAACTTTAGACGCAAAGACCACCGGCACGATTACTTCGTGAGAATGGCAAGTTACTGATACTGCTTTACTATCTTTTAGTTTTAATAAATCATTCTTTGTAATTTTGTTCATACTAATATATTAATATTTGAGATAATAATATATCAACTTATAATTTATTTCTTGTTTTTCTTTGCTAGTCTTTCACGATTCATTTCAACGAACTTCTTACGGGCTGCAAGTTGAGCCGGTGATGGGGCTTTCTTAACCTTGCCGCCTACTGCTTTAGATGCAACTGGGGCTACTGAGTCTTTAACGGCTTTGCCCTTAGTCATCTTAATAAGGCCTCCAATTGCTTTAACTTGTTCTTTAGCTGCTGCGACTTCTTCTTTAACCATATCTACAGTTAAGCCTGCTTTCTTTGCTGCATCTGGATTATCTTTAATAAGCTTGATTAATGCGGCCGGGGTGTTAATTTGTTTAATTTGTTTATCATCAGGTATAGAGATACCAGGACTAATAACGCCCTTCATTTCTTGTAAGTTTTCAGTTCCTGTTGCATACTTGCTGTTAATCCAACTTGCGACGGGTCCACCGATTACGGGTACAAGAGCACCCGCTGCGCTTACTGTTGCTTTTGCTACGAATTTAGCCATAGATTTAATTGCATTGCCCATGTTTAATATATATCTTATACATAGAAATAAATATTTCTATATAAAAAATTACCATAAAATATTATTAGCATAATAACCAGGAGTACCAGTTTTATTTAAATCTTTATGGTGTCTCTTCTTATAGGCTGCCCGGTGTTTATTTGCTAAATCTTTATCTTCTTTCATATATGTTGGATAGTCTTTGTAGCGTATATCGCCAATAGATGCTATTTTTTTATCGCCTTTATAAACATCTATCTTTTTATTTTTGGATTCAGATGGTTTAATAGTAACCCCTAGCGCTTTAGCCTGGTTGTAAGAGTGAGTAGAAATACTATATTTATGCATATATAATATTACTATATAAAAAATAATAATGGCGCGATCCAAAAAGTATTTAAACCATTCGCAATAAATATTTTAGTTAGAATGAATTCAAGTAAGCCAGAATTAATAATTATTTCTTTAATCTTGCTAAAAAATTTACTAAAAAACTGAAACAATTGATAAGTTTATTTGGGCGGCGTAGTTTCTTTTCATTCAATATACTAAAATCAAAATCAGATTTATTTTTAGCATGTTTAAATTTGGTTACACATTGTATCTCCTCATAAAAGTCATACTCAAAGAAATAGCCATAGTGGACATAATCTATATTGGGATCATTGTAATGACGCTCAATGTTCTCTAAACATACTTTATCTGATGCATCGCATAGCAAGTAATCACAATCAATAAGATTAAGATCTACATTGATAAGTGAGGAATTAAATTTAATCACTTTACCATATTGCGATATAAGGGGTATTTGATCATCTATATCTTTAGAATAGATGATAATAATTTTAGGTTTGTTAACCTCCAAAACATCTTTTTGTTCATCTTTACCTATTACCGCAGGTAGGGGCGGCAAAATTGGAACGCTTAAACTTGACATATATATATTATAACTATATTATTTTTTCAACCGGTTTATAATTTCTTGTAATAAATTGTTCTGAGAAACAATTGTTTGCTCCAGTGTCTCCTGCTTGTCAATGAGTTTCTTGATAACATCGTTCTGCTTTTGCGTAAAGTCTCGTAAATCATTTATCTGTTTTTGTTGTTCTTGGACAGCTCCGATCAGATGAATCGTAAAGTCGCCATAGTTCACACCGAATCGCATACCATCATCATCATCTGATTTTGGAATCATTTCATTTTCCCATGTACTGATACAATGTGGATTATAGTCTTTTACTTCTTGGGCGATTAAACCAATATGAATCAAATCCTTTTGTGATTGTGGAGCCGGTGTAACATCTTCTCCTTTAGCATTTTTATCATAATGGATACGCTTATAAGATTTTGGCCTACATTTCAAAACGCGTTCTAATGAACGAGCCGTTTTGAGGTCTTTGATATCATATTTCTCACGCAAATCAGATACATTTGAACCACCACTTGCCACGGTATACCCACAAACAGAACCATTTGTTGTAAAAATTGTATAAGCATTGTAAAGACCAAGCGGAGTCCATTGAACACCTGGTTGAAGACTTACAATATAGTTTGTTCCGCTTCCTGTATTACTGCAACCTAACGCAAGCGCGGGCGTTGAACCGGCTGGAGTTGATGTATTACAAAATAATGTGTATCCTTGACTGTTCCAAGTACCAACATTACCCGCGGTTGTATTCAGTGATTGAGATATCGAATTCATATATGTTCCACCATTTGGACTTGATATATAGGAACTAAAACCAGCTCCATTAGAAGTTAAAAAACGAATACCACCGCCACTATCATTACGAATGGTATAACACGCATAACCACCATCTGCAACTCTTGCTGTAGCATTCATAAAATGATTGGTATTACCTGCGCTACTTCCAATTATTAGATTCATATACGCATTTGTACCATTTGTTACATTTTGAAGTATCATCGCAACATCACCATCAATTCCATAATATTGATTGATATACCGATGATCAAACCATGTTCTCGCCCCTCTGATATAGTTGTACCCATCTGGCCAATTAAAATGCGTATTAGCATAACCTCCATTGACATTGTCTATGTTGAGTTGCCCGTTGGTATTTATCGTTTCGCTACCAACATTTAATTTACCAGCTACTCGTGTATTAGTATTGCCCCAACCCATATTGCGACCCATCGTAATCATATTACCTGCATAATATGAAAGAGAAGCTACTCTATCACCAGCATCATGAACCGCAATTTCAGTATTATCTAGACATTCAAATAATAAGGCTGCTGTATTACCATTCCAGCCACTTGTTCCGCCTCCATAGTTTTTATTTGATGCTCCGAGTGTTAATGAACCCATTGCCATATAATTATTGGTATTCGCATAATTTGTTCCACCGCAAACACTGCCAGTTCCTCGCACTTGAAATGCGGCGACAGGGTTGGGTTCTCCAATTCCAACACCTGTTGAATTTTGCGAAATAGTTGAATCGCCCAAAGTGTATGTACCGGTTGTGATCGGTATATAGTTAGTTGTCATTGTACCAGTTATGGTGTTGGTCGGTATAGTTGGATTTACATATTTTATTAGTTGATTTGATGAGTTTAAACCGATTGTCGTTGCTGGTGTTCCTGTTGCGATACCAGTTGCAGTAATCACTCCAGATATGTTTGTCGTACCTGAAATAGTTGTAACTCCTGTCAATGCGACATCTGCTCGTGTTAAAGTAAAAGTGGAAAATGAAACATTTTTAGATATTACCGATGCTTGAAATTGAAATACGATGCTATTCGCAGTTGCAGTAAACGAACCCGTTACAGTTCCGGCGCTCCCGGTTGGTGGTATCCAGTAATAATATATATCTCCTATGTTAGTAGCTACACCGCCCGAATATGAGTTAACATACATATATATTACTTGTTGGTTGGTTTGGGTTCCTGACATGCCTGTAAAAGTAAAATTGTATTTCGCGCCAGTTATAAATGATGTTCCAGCGCCAAACCACATTGCAAATGATGCGCCTGTTGTTGGATTTGGGGCAAGTGTGTATGTACCTGATAGAGTAGAAGCAGGCGCGCCAGCTGGTAAAGAAGCAGTTGTAAAGGTAGCAGCGGTTACACCTGTAGAAGTTTGATTAACTAATAAACCGCCTGAAAAGTTAGCTGTTTTGCCCATAGATTGTGTAATATTTGATGAAATTTCACTATCTAATAGCATATTTCCTATGATCTCTGTTGATGCCTGTTGAATGGTAAAATTTGTAAATTGAATATAGACATTTGTCGTTCCAGTAAATCTTAAATTAATAGTCGCATTAGTTGAACTGGTTGTAAATGTCATTATAAGCGTTTGTGGGGTTGTTGTTATTGCGATAGGTGAATCAGATATAGTTAGAGATGTAGAAGTATTATAAACAGTTCCTGAATAGGTACCAGAGCCGCAAGACATATTAGTAAATGTTATAATATACTTGACAAATGGTTGAAATACAGTTGGCGCCGAGAATTGAATTTCTGAAACAGTACCTGATGAATTGACAATACGCCAATTACCAGAAACTAAAGTATAAGTAGACGGTAAAACTGCAGTCATCGCATAAGCATCCATCGTAGAATTATATTTTAATGGTTCTAGAATTGTTTTTAAAGCGCCGTTAATGTTAGTTGTTCCACCAAATGGAAAAGAAGCGCCAGAAGGTACAGCAAAAGTATTTAAGTTGCCTAATGCATCAACCCCAAGAGCTAAAGAAGGGGCAGCGCTTGTAATTGCTGTAAATTTAGCGGTTGACGCCGTTATCGTATTTGAACCTAAATTAACACTAGCAGTCGCGCCTGTGTATGGTACCCTTAATGCGTCTTGTGTATCTACATAAGTCTTATTAGTTAGGTTATTTCCTGTTGAAGGGGCAGTAGACGATGAAATTGTATAAGTACCTAAATCAGTATTAGAAATAGAACCAGAATATCTAACAAAGTTTAAATTTACAATGCCTAAAGTATCACCGCTACCAATTGATACTGCGCCATCAACATAAGTTTTATTAGTTAGATTATTTCCAGTTGTTGGGGCGGTTGATGATGATATCTTATAAGTACCTAAATTAGTATCAGATGTCGCGCCGTTATATGGTACATAGGCTGTAGGGTCTATAAGTTGCCCATTATCATAAATAGATGTCGCATTAAGAATTTGTAAACCGTCAATTGTATTAAGATTATTAGTTGGGTTATTTTGTAAACCGGATGTTGAAGCCATATATAATTATATCAGAAAAAATTATATATAATTATATATATATGGAAATTATAAAAACATACTCATTATATCTTAATAGTAGAGAGCGAACTTATGGTGATTCTAATAATTGTACTTTTAATATTAACCCTGCTATTACTTTATCTAATAGCGCGAATCGCTTTATCGTATGTTGTGAGACTTGCGAGATTCCGTATTCGTTTAATCAAATAAGCACAACTTATAACACCTTACAATATACTTTTAATAATTCTGTTGGGTCTGATACTTATAATTCTACTCTTACTATACCTATTGGTAATTATAATATCAACAACTTAATAACAACTTTTATAAATTTATTAGTTTCAGATGTTAATACTAAACGGCCGGTTTTACCTTTTACAGCAAGTAATTTAGCTATTACTTATAACCCGAATACATCATTAGTTACTTTTGCTGTTTTGGGTATAACAACAATATCTTTTACTTTAAAGTTTAGCTTAAATTATGTATTAGCGCTCTGTTTTGGGTTTCCTGAAGTTAATCAAACATTTAGTTATTCAGTCATTTTAACCAGTGTTAATAAAGTTCAAGTAAACCCAGTAAGCGCGATATACCTTAGGAGCGATACTTTAAAGTTTAGCACCAGTTTTGAAGCAATAGTATCTAAATATCAACAAGCTGACATATTGGTTAAAATACCTGTACCAACTTTACCTAATACAATTATATATTATAGAGGAGATCAGAAACAAATTCTAAGTAATATTGAGATTAGCAGTTTAAATTTTTATTGGACTGATAACTTGGATGTAAATTTTAATGCGCTAGATTTAAGAGGATTAAATTACGGCATCTATTTAACATTCTCAGAAGTTCAAATTAAAAAAACAAATGAAGGTTTAGACAAATTAACGGCCGATGGGATAGGAATGCCTAAGACTTTTATAGATGAAAGAGACAAAATATTGAATGAATTAGTGGAGGCTAAATTGAAATTAGAAAAAGAAGTAGAGGAGGCAAAGAAAAAGAATGAAGATAAAAAGATTGATGAAAAAAAATAATCTTAGTTATAAGTATATAGAATGTTTAAACGCTTTAAAACAATGAGCATGAGATTAAAAGAACCATCTAGTTTTTCAGTTGGTACCAACAATTTAATAGAAACAAATATATTAAGTAAGAAATTTAAAGGCGCTAATTATAGCCAGCCTATGATGTTTAACCAACAATACGCGGTGGGGTCGTCCAACCTTGCTTCGCCTAGGGGTCAAGTTGAAGAGAAACACGATACACCAGCTAGACGAACTATAGAGCAAATAAATTCATTAGATTTTTCTAATTATTTAGGCAAGAATTAATAAATAATATATAAATAGTAATAAATTATTTTCTAATTTATTATTATATAAAACAAATGTCCAGTTCATCACACTTTACAGGCCAAGTTGCCGAATCGCACAACTATTTAACTCAAGCGATACCCCATTCGCTTCAAAGCAATAACAGCGCCCAAAGCATCAGAGCTAATAATAGACACTTTCAACTTGCTACATCATCTTCATCGTCTCAATCGTCCGGCGGTGTTCTTTTATGGAATATTCCACCAACACAGGGCGCAATTTCACGCGGTACGATGTATTTAAGATGCCGTGTCTCTGTTGCAACTACAGCAGCCCCAACATATGCAGATGCCGCAAACTCGCTATTTTTTGCGGGCCCGGGTCCATTAACTGCCGGTATTAAATCAGACGGTACAGCAATTGCTACTGCTCAAATACCTGCCTTATCTAACGGTTATTCGTGGATGCAGCGTTTAACGCTCTACGGCACCGGCAGCGCTGTAATTGACCAGATGAACTATGTTAATGACTGCATGAATTTAATGCTTTCGCATAATTCACACCCATCCTATCTGGAAAATGACGGCCAAATATGTTTAGCAGTATGCCGCCCATCAGATACCACCAGCGCAACTTCTCAGTACTGGGATCTTTGCCTGCCCCTACCGTTATCATGCTTCAACAACTCTCAACATGATTTTCCTCTCTATCTCGCAAAGAACCCTCTTACATTACAAGTGGACTTATCGTCCTTTGCAAGAGCTATTAGCACCGGCGCAACGACTGCAGGAACTGATTATACTGTCTCAAATGCTTATCTCTGTTATGAAGTTTTAGAATTACCACATGCAATGATTGAGGCTGAGCGCCATGCAGTCCAATCTGGTCATCCTTTTATTATGCCGCTCCAATCGTGGCTCAATGTTCAAGTACCGATGTCCATTCTCTCATCATACACCATTGGAGCTAACTGCAGTTCTGTTCGTGGTGTCTATGTGTTACCGTATAACGCCGCCGCATACACTAGCGCAGCAGCCGCAGACAACTATGCACGCAATACAAGTGATGCTGCCGCTAACTGGGGCTCAGGCATAAATGCGCAGCTTTACTGCGACGGAAATATCAAAAATTCATCAATTTTTGATAATCCAGTTATGCAATTTACACAGCTTAAACAAGCTTTACACAATAACATTCAATCCAGCGTTATTAACCCATCATTATCTAAGTTATCTTCATACTTACTGAACTATTATGCACTTGCTTTTGATTGTGTTAGTTTTGACGATGAATCAACTATCTTTGGCGGTACCCCAGTAACCAACCTTAACATCCAACTTACCGGATACACTACCCAACCAACTTACATAACAACTATTGCAGTCCTATATGATACTTTGTTATCATTTGGCGCTGACGGTATAATGGAAATCAAGCGCTAAAATATGAGCTTGCTTGCTCTTGAAATAAATTAATATTATATAAACTGGTTTTATATAATATAACTATTAATATATTAATTCTTAGTATTTACCAGAATTATTATTAGTATTTAATACAACTTCTTCTTTCTCAATATCTAGGGTTAGAATCATAGCAATAAAGCCAGTAGCATTCCAAGTAGCGGCATTATCTTTAAGCCGGGTTGCGGTTGTAAATTGTTGTACTGATATAACTAAATCTAAGTTACCAACAATGCTATCAATATAAAAGGGTAGATGCCCACGAATACTTGGATTAACATGCTCGTTGCGATTCGTGAAAAAGAGACCCTGCGACGCACTTGCTGGAAAGTTGAATTTAGAAGAGTTAACATTAATTATGACCTGGTTAGCGGCTGCGACGGCGTCAGACTTGTTATCTAACCAGTTAAAGCCGGTTACGCGGGCTCTGTATTTACCTTCATAAAGATTAACATTTCTAATTAAGGTAATAGGAGTAATAGATGTGGCGGCTGTGTTAGCTTGGATATCATCCCAAGTGACTATAAATTGAATAAGCATATATATTATAATAGAAGATAATATTTTTATATTAAATATTTATTCTGTCCATCTTGCGAAAAAATATGGGCTTAGAGCCTACCACATTAACCGTTAAGAATGAATGATCGTCGTCTTTAAATGCAATATCAAAGGCTTCATCAGGTATATCAAAATCATTCTGAATCGCTTCTTTTTCTTTAAGGTTTGTAAATGGAAATAGATGCATTATATCAAAATTCTTGCGAATTCCTAATGGTATTAATGGATATGTTTGCGATACTAGAATAGTTGACAAATTATAATGCCTTTGATTTAAAAACAATTTGGTTATTTTGCTTTTAAATGACTTTGATATATCTGATATACAATCATCCATAATTAATAGGTTGTAAATTGGTGGTAGTTTCTTTTTTAGTTTCTTTTCTTTTGCTTTTAATGCAGCCTGTTCAGATCTTATAACATTTAGAATCTTTTCTATATTTGATTCTGTTAAATCTTTAAAATATTTATCTTGGGCGCTTAATTCTTCTATAAGATCTTTCATCTTACCATCTGAAGATGAAGGCGAGATCATAAAGATATTTCCAAAATTACCGCCATATAACTTCTTATGTGATAGGAGAGATAAAATTAATGATGATTTGCCGGTACGCTTTTTACCTATAATAGCAATTGAGGCGCCTTTAGTGTTTTTTAAAATAGGCGCGTCTTTGTCAATATGATCGTGATCGTGAGCCTGAAATAATTCTGATAGTTTTGATTTAGTATAAGACATTTATATATAATTGTTATAGAAAAAATTATATATATGAAACTAATTTAAACAATTATCTATACTATATATATAGAAGAGAAATTAAAATGGAAATACCAAAAGGTTATAGGATTTTAAGCATTGAAAAACAAAAGATAGCACAAAAGAAATATTATGAAGCGAACCGCGAAAAGATAAATGCAAATAGAAAGAAGCATTTTAAAGAACGATACAATACTGATGTAGAGTTTAGAGAGAAACAGAAAGCGGGGGCACTTGAACGATATTATAAACGGATAAACTTACTTAAAGAGATAATTTTGGGCGACGAAATGGGCTGTGTAAAAAAACCTATAGAATAATTTATTTTTTTTAATAATTGAAAATGATTTAAAATTTTATTTTCTTTTATATATATATATACAGTAAAAATGTTACAAACAACTTTTAAAAAATCTTCCTTAGAAAGCTTGACCTTAACAGAGACCATTAATAATGAGGCGTTAGAGTTACTTATTAACAGCAACTTATTAAATACGGTTGGTTGGCAAGAATACGAAAATGAAAAAGAACAGTTAAAGGCATATAAAAAGATAGTTAAGGGCGGTAAAGCTCAAATTACTTATAATAGAACCAAAGGTTATAAATATGGCCGCGTATATGCTAAGAAAAATTTAGGTTTAGTTGGCTTACGGCGTGAAGTTCGTCACACCTTAGCAAATGGCCTTTATGTAGATGTAGATATTGTCAACTGTCACCCGGTTTTATTATCTCAAATATGCGAAAAGAATGATATTAAATGCGATAAATTATGTTATTATATCAATAATAGAACTGAAATATTAGAATCAATTATGAAAACATATTCTATTAATAAAGATACCGCTAAGAATCTATTTATTAGATTATTATATTTTGGATCTTATGAAAATTGGGCAAAAGATAATAAGATTGATTTAGATGCTACTGCTTTTATTAATGAATTTCACAATGAACTAAAATTTATAGGCGAAATCATAGTCGCTAATAATCCTAAACTTAAAAAGGATTTAGAAGAGAGAGAGAAGCAAAATCTTAAAGGAAGCATATGCAGTTTTTATTTACAGAATATTGAATGTGAGATTTTAGAACACATTTATAATTATTGTATACAAAAGAAATATATTACTAATAATGCGGTATTGTGTTTTGATGGCCTTATGATACCTAAAGATAACTATAAAAAGGAGATTTTAAAGGAATTTGAATTAGAAATCTTAAATAGAACCGGCTTTAATGTTAATTTTATTGTTAAGGAATTAAATGACGGCTATAGTTTAGAACAACTTAAAGAATCACAAATAGAAGAGGAAACAGAATATAGCAATATGAAGAAAGAATTTGAGAAGAAGAACTTTAAAATATTAAATCCCATTACATTCGGTATTGAAAACGAAACCGGATTATCTATTTTAAAAAGAAGCGAATTTATAGATACTTATGAAAATATGCGCGTAATGGATGAAGTAGAAGATTATAGAGGTAACATAAGATCTAAAGATATATCATTTGTTGAAAAGTGGCTAAAAGATGATACTATTAGAACTTATGATCGCATTGACTTCTTACCCGGTCAAATAGCGCCCAAGGGTGTCTATAATACATTTAAGGGGTTTGAGGCAGCAAATAAAGAGTTGTTTAATATAGATGTTGAACAATCTTTAATGATGAAACATATTAAAAACATATGCGGCAACGATGATAAAGTGGTTAAATATGTTTTAGATTGTTTTGCAAATATGATTCAGAAGCCGTATGACTTAACAAAAACCGCGCTTTTATTTAAAACTATACAAGGATGCGGCAAAGATTCGTTATTTGATTTTATTGGTAATAATATTATTGGTTCTAAATATTATGTAGTTTTAACTAATGTTAAATTAATATTTGGTGATTTTAATGCGGTATTAGAGAATAAAATATTAGTAGTTATTAATGAGTCAAAGAGTAAAACCGCTTTTGAATACGATGATGCTATTAAAGATGCTATCACACGAAAAATTAATTTAATCGTTAGAAAGGGTAAAGAAGGTTATAGCAATACTAATAATGTTTTTTATTCGTTTCTTACTAATAATAAAAACGCTATAAAAGTAGAAGAAAATGATAGGCGAATAGTAGCTATACAAGGCAATGATGCAATCGCAAATGATTCAGATTACTTTTCAAAGTTATATAAAGAAATGAATGAAGGACAATTAGATAGGGCTTTCTATGAATATCTTAAAAAACGCGATATAACTGCTGTTAACTTTTTCAAAGATAGACCTATAACCAAACTATATAACGACCTTAAAGAAAATAATATCCCAGTTTTAGCCCGCTATTTGTGTGAATATGTAGATAGTAATAAAGATATTTGCAAAGAATCAGCATCTAATTTTAATACTGATTTTAATTTTTGGATGAAGAATAATAATTATAACTTTGAATACTCTGCGACACAATTCGGATTAGATATTAAACAATATGACGGCATAGAGAAAAAGCGCGGCAACATAGGTGTTAAATATGTTATCAATATTGAAACGCTTAAACAATACCTTATTAATAAGAAATATTATGAAATATTAGAGATTGATGAGGATGATAACCAAAAAGTGACAAAGAAGGCTAAAAGCCCATTTGATCAATAATTTAATTTACAATAGCTTTAATATATATAATTATTCAATTCTATATATTTCTAGAAACCCTACACTTTTTTTTAAACCCTACACTTTTTTTTAAGTTGGGCATTTGCCCGTATGTTTACTTTTTTTATAATTAGTGTAGGGTGTGTAGGGTGTGTAGGGTATAAAATAGATATTATATTTCACACATACAATAAATAAATAAATAGTATGTGTGATTTAATAGTTGGTGTAAAATTGGGGGTATACATTATACACTCTTTACACTTTTATTTTTAAATAAGCCTGCATATTCACTTTATTAAAAAGTTATAAAAAACAAACCTTACACTTTTTAATAAATAATAATATATTATATAATATATATGGATATTCTAGACTTAATAGCCAAATACATACTAACAATATATATAATCTGTTTATTAATATCTCTAATCTAATTATATAATGCCTTATACAATTAAACATTTTAAAACTGGCTTTAGGGCTGTTGACAACAAGGGCGCAGCGCTATCTAATAAGCCCATGACAAAAAAGAATGTACGCGCCCAAATTATAGCAGTACATATAAATAAATTAAAACGAACAGGTAAATCAGAAGTGTTTAAAACTTAATACCACGCGATTTTAATATTTGCGCATAATATGGATTTGATGTTAATATTGTGTTGATTTGATTCAATTTATTAACCTTTTTATCTACTTCATCTTCATCATCTAATTTAGGTTTAGAAGCTTGAAATTTTGATTTGGGCTTTTTTTCTCCATCATCCTCGCTATCAATGAGTTCTGATTCGTCAACGGGCGGCAGCTTCGCTTTTGTCTTTCGTTCTCGTTTTGCCGCTACCTTGATGCGTAAACCCGCTTGTCGCTCATCCTCTGCTTTCTCTTCTTCTCTTTGCTTCTTTCTTACATCTAACAACCGTTTAGCGCTTTCTATTTGCTTTTCTGATCTGGGCTTCTTGGGCTTTAACTTCTTCATTTGCGCTTGTGATAATACAATGCTTTTAAGAGTCTCTTCATCTATAACAACCTCACCAATATTATTATTACGGTCTACCCTCTTCTTACGCTCCCGCTTCTCTTCTCTTTCATACTCTTTTATCATGTCGTTAACCTCATTTAAAGATAGGCCGTTGCCGCTCTTTTTTGATTGTTCTGATTCATTATCTGAACTGCTAGTATATTCACTCATATATAATATTACGGAGAAATTAAATATTTTATATAGAATAAATATCTATATTAAATTATATAATGTCAAAAAATAACCTAGACAAATTAGGATTAGTTTCTAATACCTCTTACACTCAAGACGCATTAAGATCTCAATTCGCTAAAATGCGCACCAGTAGCACCAGCCCAGAATTTCATAATATACCAGTTATATATTTAGATGGTGATAAAGAAATTACAACTCAAATTAATTTACAAGAGGGGCTTAAAGCGCCTACGGCTGCGAATTCGTCCACCAACTGCGAACGAGAGTTTCCCGCCGCTTCCAATCTGGAGGAGTCTATTAAGCAATGAGCCTATATTAGTTATATTTTTAGCGTGGGCGGTTGTATCGCCAATCTCCTCTGCTACTTGCTTTATATCTTGTTTTATAAAGGTTCTTGCCTGAGATGTCAAGAGACCAGATGAAGACAATAATTTTAATACCATACTTTGACAATTTGCGTCAAATGCATTATAATCTCTAAAGAATGCCTTTTCATCGCCTTCAGATGCTGCTTTTACAAACTGATTAATCGTTATATCCTTATTAACAGATATATTAATCGTTTCCTCATCCTTATTCGCACTATAGCCGCGTTGATTAAATAGTTCATTCTTTTCAAGAATATATTTGTCATTAATGATTACATATAAATGAAAAAACTTATCATAAGATAGCTTTTTTTTAACTTCTTCATATTTGCCGGCGCTCATAACATCTAACACCAAGTCAAGCGCCTTTCCAATAGGTGTACGCCCTACTTTAAGACTTGTTATCTTCTCTTCTCCATGGGCTTTTAAAAAGTTCTGTATCTTGGGCGGCATCTGTGTCCCTTGGAACCAGTCTAACACCTTGTGTCCTGCTTCTACTACTGTATCTACTAAATCACCGCCTATACCATAAGAATGCTTTAATAAAGCGCTTTTGTTTGCTCTTCTAATCATATTATATATTATATTTAGATAATAATATAATGTCCATAAGGCATTAATTTCGCTCCATCCCAACCATAATAAATAAAGCCCCGTGGCTTCTCTTTCTTATTAAGCTTATTAATAAGGCGCTTTACTAATTTGCTATTCGCTACAGCAAATTCAGACATCTTTATAATTTCGTCTTCTGTAAATTTCATACTATATAATTATATTATATAATATTCAATAAAACTATAGATTAATTTATTTTCTCATTCTAATCATATAACAAAAAATGCCAGATTATTCACAATCTAAAATTTACAAAATTGAAGCCCCAGAAAGCACAACAAAAATATATATAGGGTCAACGACGAAACCTTTAGATATTAGATTTAGTTGTCATAAGTCCGGTTATAAATCGTGGTTAGCGGGTCACGCAAGCTATTGTACATCCTATGAAATATTACAATATCCAGACGCCCAAATAATAGAAATTGAGGCCTACCCATGCACAAATAGATTAGAATTAACAACCCACGAATATACATATATAGATGGTAATTCAAATTGTGTTAATAAGAATAGCACAAAGACAAAAGATAGGAAAGCTTATGAGAAAACATATTATTTAGATAATATAGAAAAAATCACAGAATATAAAAAAGCATATATGCAAATATTTTGTGTAGAAAATAAAGAAAAAATGCGGGCTAATGCTAGGGCACATTATATAAAACATAAAGAAGAAATAAGGGCGCATCAGAAGGCATATTATTTACAGAAGAAATGCGCGAATATATAGAAATTTCTATATATAGAGGATGTATATAGCGAAATATGATAGTTTCTATATGTAATAATAGCTATATATAACAAATAAATGCATTTATTTGCCGTATACATACCTTATCATATATAGAAATCATCATATTCTTCAATCTAGTCTATCTATATATAGCAATTTCCATATATTCGCCCATATTTCTAATAATTATTATATAAACTAATTATATATATGGATCCTCAAGAATCAACAACCGAACCCGCCCAACCTCTCAGCCCTGAAATACAAATAGAAGTATTAAATAAGAAGCTTTCAGACTATGAAGAACAAGTAACATATTTAAAAAAGG